CGCTGGACAAATTCAAGGCACAAAAAAACCCGCAGGGCTTGTGCCATGCGGGCTTTCAGGACTTCATCGGATGACTCTGGTAATCACCGATGGAGAATTTTGGTGGAGCTGGCGGGAGTTGAATCCGCGTCCTATTTCTTTTATTTTATTGTTTTTTAATGCTTTTTTTTCACTCTGGTTTGCTGCGTGCATTTTAAGTGCATTTCAGAGTCGTTTCGTAGTACCTTTTGTGTCCTTTCTCTAACACAATACTATTGTCGTGCTTCCGAATATTTGGGCTAAGGATCTCCCATGACGACTCTAAAAGTACCAAAGCGATTGTGTATCTATACGGATGCGGATCGTCGCGCAACACTTAATTTTTTAAGTTTTCTTGACAACGCCATATCTTCAGGTCGAGTGGATATAATTTTAGATTTCACTGATGTTGAGTATGCTGGTGCGGCTGCTAGTGTCAGGCTTTTCGCGGTTATAAGTCGAGCTTATTTTGTTAAAAAAAACAGTAATTTTATCAGATTTATATGGCCAAAAAAGAATCAGAATCCAGCTGGTCACCGGTACATTGTTGCAACAGGACTTTCCGTCGCTTTGACAGCGAACACTTCTGCTAAGCTGGATCAACTATGTGAGGAAAAGAGATTTTTCCAATCAGCAGTTGAACCATTCATACACTGGGCGAACACGTTAAATGTTCTGGATGACAAAGCGTTGTTGACGTTTGACCAATATCTCTTGGTTTCCTCGGCCTTAAGTGAAGCTATGTTGAATGTTTCTCATCATGCCTACGAACATCCGTCGTTTTCAAGTGTCATAAATGATATGGAGGGCAAACGATGGTGGCAATGCTGTTGGTATAACTCTGAAATTAACAAAATTGTTTGCATAATTTACGATCTAGGTCTCGGTATACACGACTCGTTTACCTCTGCATCCCCGCTCTTTAGGGGGTACGACAATACAACATCAGTGTCTACAGCTCTTACACTTGGCCAATCTCGGTTTGTTAACGCTGGACGAGGCAACGGTTCAGAGGATATAAAGAGACCTATAGGTTCAGGTTGTGCTGACTCTGAGACACTCTTGGTCTTCACGGGGAACGTCAAATACAGCTATAATTCAGTCCATGAGGTTCCCAAGTGCGAGTTGATAACTGAGTACATGCCGGGGACTTTGATCGAATGGTCATTGGTTCCGAGGAGAGGAGAAGATGGTTAACATCGTCATTGCGAGGGATTTCTCAAAGATGCCATTTGGGCGTTACCTTTCGGACAGCCCAAACAGCGCTGAGCGATTCCGTAGAGATTACTTGGTTCCTGCACTGAAGTCCGGAGACCGTGAGGTCGTGGTGGACTTTACGGGTATCAACCATGGCGTCGGTTCATCCTTCTTGGAAGAGGCTTTTGGTGGCTTAGTAAGGAAAGAAGGTGTTCCTAAAGCTGACATCAAAGCAAAATTGATTATCAAAAGTGATTTGCCATTCTATAAAGAACAGATAATAAAATTTATCGATATGGCTAGTCCTGAGAAACAATCCTTACAAAGGAGTTGATTTGAGCTGGGTTGAACTTAAGGGCACTCTTTCGGGGGTGTCTACTTATGCATGGATGTTCAGTGTTGTAAGTATACTTCTTGTCTTTATAGGTTGGTTTGTTACATACAATAATTCGCTAAAAATTGCGACTCGCTCTGAGTCAAAGTCAATAATAGATGCGATTGCTAAAATTTTAAATGAAGTTTCAGATTTATCCCTTGAATATTGGGTTAATAAATCTGTTTCTCCAGGCGCTAACCCTTTCAAAAGAAAAGCAAATTCTAACCCCTTTAAAAAGAAAGGCTTAGAATCACCCTCGGGGTTATCGACTCCCAGTGCAAAATTATTCATGACTGCGATTCATGGGAAGTCTATTCAAATAAATAAGTACATTGAGTTTTTGCGTAGCCGAGGGCTTGAAATATCTGATTCGTATTTTACACAAGTTCTCATTAAAGCTACTATGGAATATGAGAAGTCGTTTGAATACAGTAAAAGTTACAGGGTGACACGTGCTCAAGAGGTCGCAAGTGCTTGCACCGATTTTATGATGCATTTATATGATGAATTTCAAAGGAATCATCCTCCTCGAATGCCATTTTTAATAAGCGATAAAATCAGAAAATTAGATGAGGATATTGATAAGTGGTATCAGGGGCTTTATGAGCGGCAATGATTGCCGCTTGAGTTTAAGATTTTTTTTCTATCGATGTTCTTCCATCGTATTCAGTTAGATATTTTCCGTAATTACGGAACAGCATTTCCGGTCCCTTATGCCCCATTTGCCCTGCAAGCCAAAACAGGTTTGCGCCCTGGCTAATATGTCTGGTGGCGAATGTATGCCTAGTCTGATACGGGTTTCTGTAACGAATACCTGCCTTACGCAATATTGGAACCCATGCTTTTTTTCTTATTGCGTCAGCACTTGCCCAAGGTTTGTTCCTTTTTGGATCTTCGAATATTGTTTCACCCTTCATAAAAGTAAACTGTTTCTGACTGGCTAGAGCTTCCAATGCGTCTTCAGTCAATTCTACTTTCCTCGTACCGGCTTTTGTTTTTGTTCCTTTAATGACGCCAACTACACTCGCATTTTGAACGTGTGCTGTCCTTCCTGCAAAGTCGATATCATGCCAACGAAGAGCACACAACTCGGAACTACGCAGCCCGGTTTGGATAGCGAATCGGAATAGATTCTCCCACTGCTTATTGCCAGCAGCTGAGAGTAATGCGTCTACTTCTGCTGGCGACAACGGATCTACCACATAACTACTTTCTGCCTCTGATTTATCACTTTGGTAACGTGAGGCTGTTACCAGTGATACTGGGTTAATCTGAAGCACACCATCCGTCACTGCTTCATCCAAAGCCGAGCGTAGGAATGACAGCTGGTTTCGGATAGTCTTCAAAGTTGTTTTCTGGCTCTGGATCCATGTCTTCAATACTGCCGGCGTCAGCTCACTTGCGGGAAAAATATGAAGTGATGACAGCGCGCTTCGGCATTTCTTGTATCCACCAATTGTTGATGGGGATAGTTTCCTCGTTTCGCATATCACCAGATACTCGTCCAGGTACATCTTCACAGTTTTACCTGCAGCAGCGTTGCCGAAAATTTTTAACCGGGTAGAACGAGGAAAATATTCCGCATAAACTAAAGTCCCCCTTTCGATCTTATTATGGATTTCGCCGAGTGTGCGCTCGGCGTATTTAATGTTTTTTGGGGTTACGTCCAGATTAGAAAGGGGCTCACGGCATTTGACCCCTTTATAAGTGAAGGTAATATTTATGGTTTCACCGTTGCGATGTTTCCTGATGGTTACGCCGCGTGGGAGTTTAGGCGATTCTGTCGTGCCCATTTTGCAACCTCACTAAGATCAATCCATCTTTCCTTAACACCTTCGACCTTTAGCACTTGAACCCCTTCACGCCACACACCGCGCTGTATGCGCTTATTAATGGCGTCAGGGGTTTCGCCAGTCTCTTTGCAATAAGTTGAGATGGGAACACAATCGAGGCTCAGCATATACTTCTCCATTAACCCGGCTGCACCCGAGTAATTAAAATTTGTCGCTGGTGGTAGGGGTCAGTTTCTGCCAAATTGCTGACACATATTTTGCCTGGTGTCGCGCATCAGCTAGGGCATTGTGCACATCGCCAATAAAAGGCATGTCACGCTTCGGATCGAAACCGACACTGCGACCGAGCGTAACAATAGTGCGTACATCATGATCGTTCCAAAAGGCCCAAGGGCAAATGCGGCCGGCGCGTTCGTAAGCTCCACGCAGAATCACATTGTCAAAGGTGGCACCGTTACCCCATACCTTCATGTATTTTGGATTATCTGCGTGCCGGTGAATGAAATGGCTCAGTTCCGACAGTGCATCAGTGATAGGCAGCGCATCATCAACACAAATAGCTGAGCGCGCTTCCGAGCTTTGTTTGAGCCACCAAAGAATAGTATCTCCGTCCGGTACCGCACCCTGATCCATTGCGCTTTCAAGCGAGACGGCCGTATAGAATTCTTGGCCAAGTTCACCTGTATGAGGGTTAAAAAAGACGGCACCAATTGAGACGATCGGCGCGTTTGGCTTTTTTCCCATTGATTCGAGGTCAATCATTAAGTCGTTCAATTTCTTTCTCCATTGTTACATCTTGGCTTTTGATTCACTGGGGGCTGTAGCGCGAGTCGGCGTTGTCGCTGATGTGGCAATAATGAGCCCCGTCAGGACGAGTACAAATTGTCCCGCACCTATCACATGCCAATATGGCTTCCAGCTCCGCGATCCGCTCCTCTGCTTTTGACAACTGCTCGAGAAGTTCTTCTGCTAACGTCACGCGCATCACGACTTTCTGACAGTCGTGGCGTTTGGCTCTGGCGATTGTGCCGCGCAGAGTCGCATATTTGTTGGTGGTCATTGGACGGACTCCTGACGAAGATGGTTAATTTCGGCGTCAAGGCTCATTCGCTGGTCCATCGATTCCGTCAAGGCTGCAAATGTAACGTCCAGGCGAGTGGCTACCTCACGCATCAGAGAGGCATCTGCTGGTGGCAGTTTCCCCGCCGCAGCATGGGCTGCGGCAACAAGTTCTTTTATCTTCATGCGAGGCATGCGCGTGATTCCGTAAGCTCATTGAAACGGTTAATGAACAAGCCATATGCTTGGCCTGGGCGAAGAGGAACGATCTGGATAATGTCGCTGGCCGGAATACCTTCGAGGCAAGGCCAGAGTGAGCCGTCGTCGATATCCAGATCGCGGCGTTCCGTTGCAAGCATCACCAGATCGGCGTATTTCACTACCGCTGACATATCAGGGGTGATGCTGAATTTGGCCCGGATAAGCTGTTCTACCCGCTCTTCAATGCGACGGTAATCTGGAAGCAATGCTTTCAGGGGGGCAGGGATGTCCTGGCAATAGGCTTCAGCTGCGTCATGCATCAGGGCTTCAAAGGCAAACTCTGGCGGCACAATTTGGCTGCACAGTACCGAGTGCTGGGCCACGCTGTAAAATTCAGGCAGATGACCACTGAAGCGGCAGATGTGGGAAAGTGCGGTCGCAATATCCTCGATCTCTACGTCGTCAGTGGTTGAATTGAGGTAATCGAATTTCTTACCTGAAAGTGTCTGGATATAACTCATCGTATTTTCTTCTCCATATTTGGCAGCTGCACCTGCGCCAGTTTTTGGTTGTACGAATCCCTCGCCATTGGCGATTAATAAAGGGAATTACGCTTCAATAAATCCCCGCGGCGCCGGGGATTTAATG